AAGTGGGTAGTGAAGAACAGGATGGATCCCTGGACAGAGGAACCCCTTAGAGACGCAGGTGGGGTCTGCAGAATCTTGAGAAAGGTAGTGAGCGACAATGACTGGCGTTCAGAGCAAGCCAAGCGCATACTCTCAAGCAATGAGAGGGTTATCGTATTCTACAATTACAACTATGAGCTCGATCGAATCCTTGCAGTTGCAGAGAGCCTTGGACTGCCTACAGCGCAATGGAATGGACATCGGCACGATGCTATTCCAGGAGGAGATCGATGGATCTATATCTGTCAGTACACCTCGGCAGCAGAGGGATGGAACTGTACTAGTACCGATACGGTTCTCTTCTGGTCCCTCAACTATTCCTGGCGAGTGACGGAGCAGTGTGAGGGTCGAATCGACCGATTGAACACGCCCTATTCTCGGTTGAAGTACTACTTTCTCGAGTCTCATTCCTCGATAGATGAGGCGGTTCGGCGGTCGCTGAGCTCGAAGAAGGTGTTCAACGAGAGGGCTTTCGTCGGTTAGAATACGTGCGACGGTGGGTCGGGAGAGTGGCCACTCTTTATTTGGTGGCCATTTTTCCGTCCCACTGGCCATTTTTTTATGTTACAGAGGTGACAGATGTTACTCGTCACACGTATTGTGGACAAAAAAGTGGGCACTTAGGTGTCACACGTATTGTGGACTTTTCCTTGGAATTGCAACGAAAGGTCACAATGTGGCCATTTTTAGTAAAATATATATATTGATTGATTGATTGATTTTTTAATATATATATGAGTATAGGGTTTTTTGGGTATTTTTTTGTCCACCCATTCCTTGAGGCTGTTTGATGACGTTTGATGATGCTTATCGATCGGATTTTCACATTAGTAACATCTGTAACAAAACCCCACCCATTCCAAGAATACCCCTCTACAATACGTGTGACACCCCTCGTCGCAAACTACGCATATAATGATAAGAAGGATAGAAACAAGCCTATCCCTTCTTATAGGCTTACCCAGAGGAGCACACCATGCGTGAGTCACAATTCCAAGCACAGCTCATCAAGAAGCTGAACAAGATGCTGCCGGGGATCATCATTCTGAAAAATGATCCCAACTACATCCAAGGTATACCCGATCTGATTCTTCTCTACAAGAATCGTTGGGCAGCCCTTGAGGTGAAGCGAGGCGCTATTGCCTCAGTCCGTCCGAACCAGGCACACTACGTTCGGACAATGCATGCGATGTCGTATGCCGCATTCATCTACCCTGAGAACGAGAGCGAGATCCTCAGTGAAGTTCAACAATCACTCACAGCTTAGTGGGGCCCACGCATTCCTTTCCGCCAGTAAGTATCACTGGCTCAACTACTCTCCCGACAAACTGATCGAGACCTTCCGAACCGCCCAGGCTGCCGCAAAGGGTACCCGTCTTCACGAGCTCGCCGCTGAGCACATTCGTCTGAAGATGCGCATGCCTCGAAACAAGGTGACATTCAACAACTATGTTAACGATGCTATTGGGTTTCGGATGGTCCCGGAGCAAGTCCTGTTTTACTCGGTCAACTGCTTTGGCACTGCTGACGCTATCTCCTTTGACAAGGGCCTGCTTCGCATCCACGATCTGAAGACTGGCGTTCACCCCGCCAAGATTGATCAGCTCATGATCTACGCGGCACTCTTCTGCCTCGAGTATGATGAGCGTCCTGGGGCTATCAACTACGAGCTCCGCATCTACCAGAATGACGATATTCAGGTAGCAAATCCTGAGGGCGACGATATCGCCCCCATAATGGACACCATCATCCAGTTCGACAAGCTGATCGAGAAGATCAAGGAAGAGGAGGCCTAATGGATCTCGCCCACTATGGTGTTAAGCGCCGTTCCGGGCGCTATCCTTATGGTTCCGGAAAGGACCCGCACCAGCACTCTGGTGACCTACTCTCCACTATCAAGGACCTCAAGGCTAAGGGTCTCTCTGAGACTGAGATCGCCAAGGGTCTTGGTATGACCACCACCCAGCTCCGAGCACAGCGATCCATCGCCAAGAACGAGAAGCGTAAGGCCGACGTTGCGATGGTGGCTCGTCTCAAGGAGAAGGGGATGTCCAACACGGCCATCGGTCGTCGAATGGGCATTAACGAGTCCTCCGTTCGAGCACTTTTAGACCCCACCCTCAAAGAAAGGGCGGGGAGTACTGAGGCGCTTGCCAAGGAGCTCAAGAAACAGGTTGGTAAGGATGGTCTGCTTGACGTCGGACTCGGCGTTGAGGTCAACATGGGTGTTACAAGCACCAAAATGAAGACCGCCACCGCCATGCTTGAGGCCGAGGGCTATCACGTCCACAAGGTGAAGGTCCAGCAGCAGACGACTGGTAAATTCACTGAAATGAAGGTCCTTGTGCCTCCGGGCATGGACTACAAGACGGTTCTGGCCAAGCGGGGCGAAATTAAGGCCCCCGGTGTCAATATTGAGGACCGGGGTCGTACCGTGTACGGTATCGAGAAGCCCACTGCAGTTTCCAGCAAGCGACTGAAGGTTCGCTATGGAAACGAGGGTGGTACCGATATGGACGGCGTTATTGAGGTTCGACGAGGAGTCAAAGACCTCTCCCTCGGCGGCTCAAACTATGCCCAGGTTCGTATCTCTGTTGATGGTACGCACTACCTCAAAGGTATGGCGATGTACTCGGATGACATTCCTAAGGGATATGATCTCCGGTTCAACACCAACAAGAACCCCACCGGCAATAAGCTTGACGCCCTCAAGAAGCAGACTGGTGACCCTTCGAACCCGTTCGGTTCGGTGATTCGCAAGCAGCTTCACTACACTGATGCCCACGGCAAGAAGAAGCTCTCGGCGATGAACATCGTCAACGATGAGGGTACTTGGGGTGATTGGTCGAAGACCTTGAGCTCCCAGTTCCTCTCGAAGCAGCCCGTCTCTCTTGCTAAGCAGCAGCTGCAGAAGGTACGAGACAAGCGCCGTGCCGAGTTCGAAGAGATCATGGCCCTCACCAATCCCTCCGTCAAGAAGAAGCTCCTGCAGTCTTTCGCAGACTCAGTAGACTCTGACGCTGTGGATCTGAAGGCCGCCGCTCTTCCTCGACAGGCTAGCCAGGTCATCCTTCCCGTCCCCAAGATGAAGACCACGGAGGTTTACGCCCCAAACTTCAAACATGGGGAGAAGGTCGTTCTTGTTCGCCACCCTCACGGTGGACGATTCGAGATACCAGAACTGACAGTCAACAATAAAAACCCCCATGCCAGAAAAGCTATAGGGACTAAGGTTAAGGATGCTATCGGTATCCACCCCAAGGTCGCTGAGCGTTTGTCTGGTGCGGACTTTGATGGCGACTCAGTTCTCTGCATTCCTAACAATAGCGGAAAGGTCAAGACCTCACCAGCTCTTAAGGGGCTGAAGGACTTCGACCCCAAGGCTATGTATCCGGCATACCCTGGTATGAAGCCCATGACCTCTAAGCAGAAGCAGATGAAGATGGGTGAGGTTTCAAACCTCATTACCGATATGACTATCGGTGGTGCAAACCAGGCTGAGATTGCCCGTGCTGTTCGACACTCCATGGTTGTGATCGATGCTGAGAAGCACAAGCTCAACTATAAGCAGTCCGAGATCGATAACGGTATTGCCGCCCTCAAGAAGAAATACCAGGGTAAGGCAAACGCTGGGGCTTCTACTCTGATCAGTCGCGCTTCCTCCGAGAAGCGGGTTGCTGAAAGAAAAGCCCGGTCCGCTTCAAAGGGTGGGCCTATCGATAAGCGGACAGGACGCAAGGTCTATGAAGAGACTGGGGCTACTTATGTAGACAAGCATGGTAAGACTGTGCTTCGTACCGAGAAGTCTACTAAGTTGGCCGAGACCCATGATGCATACTCCCTCGTTTCTAAGAACGGGAGTGCTATCGAAACGGTCTATGCCAACCACTCTAACGAACTGAAGGCTATGGCTAACGAAGCCCGTAAGGCTACGCTTACTATCCCCTCTGTTCGAAAGAACCCCCAGGCCTCCAAGACATATGCCCCTGAAGTTAAGTCCCTCAAGGCCAAAGTTAACGAGGCCCTCCGGAATAAACCCAGGGAAAGACAGGCACAGGTCCTGGCAGATGCGGTCATTAGGGCTAAGAAGCAGGCTGATCCTACTCTTGCCAATGATAAGGAGCGCCTCCAGAAAGCCCGCCGCCAGGCTTTAGCCGAGGCCCGTTCAAGAACGGGGGCTGGTAAGAAGCCTTTTGCTATCACTCCTCGAGAGTGGCAGGCTATCCAGGAAGGTGCTGTCTCACAGGCTGCTCTCAACAAGGTTCTTGAACTTGCTGATGAATCAGTAGTGAGGGAACTGGCCACACCTAGGTCCCAGCCTAAGGTATCGTCTAGCATGGTGTCCAGAGCCAAGGCTATGAGTAGTAGAGGTAAGACTGCTGCTGAGATTGCTGAAGCTTTGGGAATCTCAACAACTTCTGTACACCGTGCTCTAGAGGAGGGCTGACCACACCATGGTACACACCCTCTCACAGGGCCTCTCTAAGGAGGTCTACTATGGCTAGGATGTTGAGTACAATCGACAATCCTTACGATCCAAGAACTTCATGGGACGAATGGTTTGCTTTTGACACTGCCCACGGCTACGGTACCTGTGGCCTCCTGGCCAGGCTGTGCACATCAAGCGATTCGTTAAGTGAAGAACTTGAAATCGAAGAAATTGAAAATGCAATTGATCGAATTCTCAATCTTGATGGAACAAATTTCTATCAAACTTTTGAAATCGATGATTGAAAAATAAAAATTTCTTCGTCGACCCGGGGGAGGGGGGTCTCGCATTTAGGCCCCCCCACCCTCATCGCCGCCCCCTCCATATTTTCCCCGGAGGGATATTTGGAAAGCCAATTGGGGACTAGGTTCTAGGGCTCACAGGAAGTTTCTCGTGTGCTCCTTTCTTCCTGCTGGTCTCGCTCACAACGGGCCCTAGAATCTAGCCCTCAATTGGCCCCAAACGCCCTCTATCTAAGGAGCAACTATGGGTAAAAGGGCCGCAACACCCTCTAAACCAGCTCGAACTGTAGAGCAACGCGAAGCGCAAATGATCAATCTAGCGCTTGAGCTTGCTGAGAAGCAGCTTCGGGAGGGTACAGCACCGGCAACCACGGTGAACCACTACCTCAAGCTCGCCTCCACAAGAGAACAGTTGGAGGTAGAGAAGCTGAGGAACGAAACAGCACTCCTCGAGGCGAAGAAGACGGCGCTAGTTAGCGCTGAGCAAGCCGAGAAGATTGCCAAAGAAGCCATCGAAGCCTTCCGTACATACTCTGGAGCGGGAGATGTTACGAACGTATACTGAACTGGCGCGCCTCGAGACCTTTGAGGAGCGGTTTGACTACCTGGCTCTCACCGGGCAAGTCGGTACAGCCACGTTTGGCTTCGATCGTTACCTGAACCAGCGATTCTACACCTCGACGGAGTGGAAGAAGGTCAGGAACTTTGTTCTGGCTCGAGATGAAGCCTGTGACCTCGGGATCGAGGGACTTGACATCAGATACATGCCGCTAATCCACCACATGAATCCGATTCAGCCCAGAGATCTCGAGGAATTCAATCCAGACATCCTCGAGCCAGAGTTTCTCATCACGACAACCAAGAATACCCACAACGCGATACACTTCGGAGACCGATCGAGGTTGACACCACGAGTTGTTGAGCGTCGACCGAATGATCAAGCTCCCTGGAGGATCTAATGGGAACCATTCTTGAAGATACCAAGAAGGCAATCGGCATCATGCCGGGTTATGATGTCTTCGACGACCAGATCCTCATGCATATCAACACTGCACGAATGGATCTCGCACAATTGGGGCCAAAATGCGACACCCCGATTGAAAAGGATACCGATTGGACTGTCTTTGATGACATCAACGACGAAGCGGCTATCAAGTCTTACATTGCCATGAAGGTCAAGCTGTTCTTCGACCCACCGGGGAACTCCTTCTTGGTATCGGCCTATCAGAAGCTGATCGAGGAGGCAGCATGGCGACTGATCTATCAGACCGAGGGGAAGCAGAGGTAGAAGACCTCGTCCACCACGGAGTAAAGGGCCAGAAATGGGGCGTCATTCGTAAGAAGGCGTCTGCTGGCCGTGCCGCAACCGTCAAGGCTATTCAGAAGAGTGGTCGATTCACCGCCAACGCCACCAAGACGACTATCAAGACTGCTCGAACTGGGGCAGCTAAGGTACAGAAGGCTAAGCAAGCCCATGACCAGCGAGTTGCCGGAAAGAAGCAGGCAAAGGCCGACGCAAAGGCCCGAAAAAAGTTCGCAAACCGCGGATATAAGAAGATCAGCGACTCCGAGCTTCAGTCCCGAATTAAGCGGCTGGAGCAAGAGAAACGCTATCGGGAGCTCAAGGCCGATCGCCACCTGGTTCGAGGTCGTGAGGTCACTCGGTCGATCCTCGAGAACTCTCTGACTAAGGCTGGCACCTATGCTGGGACCAAGCTGATGAAGTCCGCATTCGATAATGCCTTCGACGCTGGGAAGGGCGGTAAATCCACGGCCGAGACCCTTAAGAAGGCGGCAGAGAAGGCCAAGGAAGCCGCTGAGGCTGCCTCCGTTGTCGCGGAAGAGGCTAAGGCTGAGTATCGGTCGACTGGTGGACCTACTAAGGTAAAGGGTCCGGCTCTTCCAAAGCGTAAGACTCCGAAGCAGATCGAGAAGCCTAAGTCTTACAAGCAGACTAAGCCCTCCCCCAAGAAGAAGCGCTACCCGCGCAACCCGGGGAGCACAGCCAAGTAATGCTCTCGAACACCGCAGTACCAAAATACTACGGGCAGTTTCGAGACGCAGTAGTCCGAGGCGAGATTCCGGTATGCGAAGAGATCTCCTGCGAGATGAATCGCATCGATGCTCTCATTGCAAACCCGGAATACTACTATGACGACAAGGCTGTAGAGGGCTTTATCGCTTATTGCGAGAACGAGCTCACGCTGTCCGACGGAGCCGACCTCCATTTGCTCGACAGCTTCAAGCTCTGGGCCGAACAGCTCCTTGGCTGGTACTACTTCGAGGATCGTCAGGTCTTCGTCCCGTATGAGGATGGAGTCGG